ACAGGCCGCGCGTGTTGACCCCGGCATTGGTCAGGCTTTCGCGCGCCAGTTCCAGAAGCGACATGCCGCGGTATTGGCGGGCAGAGTCGTCCAGCTGGAACAGCGTCGGGCTGTAGCGGTGCAACAGCGCATTGGCCACGGCGTCGCGGCGGGTCACGCGTTCATCCCGGCCGCCGAGCGGGATCGAGACATGCGGGAAGGTCCGGGTCTCGTCCGACCTGGCGGCAACCTGGTCGAGGATCAGGCGACGGGATTCATCGACGGTGACGCCACGCTTGACCAGATCGTCCGCAAAGCCGCGCTCGAGATTCAGCCGACCTGCAAGATCGTAGATGGTGGAGACGCGGTCGCGCTCACCTTCACGGGCCCGGGTGGCGATGGCTTCGGTGTCGGGCGGGGTCGCTGGGGCGGCCTGCGGCAGGGCACGCGTCTCTACGGCGCGCGCCTGCGGTTCGGCCGCGGGATTGGTGGGGGTGGTCATCTGGGTCTCCTCGGTCGCATGGGGTTCGGCGGCCGCTAAGGCCGGGGTCTGGGTCGGGTCGGTCATCGGGGATGCTCCTTGTCGGGGGGTGGAAGCGTCCCGGCGATGAAGGACGCAGTCGTGAAGGGATTGCTGGGCGCGGAAACCGGCGGCGGGGTCGGCCCCGACCGGCACGGCGGACACCTCGAAAGGCGTCCAGTCGACCGCGCGCCACAACTCGCGGCCGCCATCGGGCTTCGAAACCTCGAAGCGGTGGACCTGGTAGCCGATGGAGACCGCCCGGATGTGCCCGGCCTGAATGTCGCGCCAGATCGGCTCCACATCGTCGCGTTCAGAGATACGGACGAGCGCGATGCCCCGTCCGTTCTCAAGACGGGCAGAACCGGGGACGACGGAGCCGATGACCGCGTCCAGCGCGCCCAACTCATGCACCTTCAGGAAGGGCGCGCCCGCGTTCAGCCGTTCCAGCCGCACATGGGCGGGATCGAGACTGAGTTCCTCGTCATAGGGCTCGCCGAAGAAGCTGGCGCGGCGAACGCGGGCCCCGGCCGACCAGACCACTTCGACGGTGCGGGCCTGCGCATCGGCGGTGTTGGGCGCAAGCTCCGCCGTCCGGCGCATGGCCGGCAGTTCGATCATCGTGTCCATGGGGTCAGTCCTGTTGGGCGGCGTCGGGTTGCGCCGGGTCGTTTTCGGGATCGGCGGCCGGATCGTTTGCCGGGTCGCTCGTTTGCGCGCTGCCGGTTTTCGTGACGCGGCGCGGATCGCTGTCGAGCACCAGCCCCAACGCATCGAGCTTGGCGTTGGTCGCGGCGATCTCGGCTAGCACCGCATCGGGGTTGCGACCCTGCCGGGCGATCACCTCCGCCAGCGTCATGGTGCCCGACCGGATCGACAGCAGGTTGGCCATCGCGTCCTTCTGCGGATCGACCGCTTCGAACTTCGGCGGCGACCATTCAACCGGCACGTCCGGCGACGGGATCTGGCCCGCCACCCATGCCGCTTCGGTGAACCAGCGCCAGACCGGGGCGCAGAACATCGGGATGAAGAGTTGCCATTGCACGGCGTCGATCTGGCGGCGGAATTCCACGAGCCCAGCCCGGATCGAGGAATAATTGACCTGACTGAGATCGCCGGTCAGCAATTCGTAGGGCACACGGAACCCGGCCGAGATCGTGTGCAGGCTGGCCCGCTTGTATTCGCCGTAGCCCCCCGTGGCGGACGGCTGGTTGAAGCGGATGTCCTTGCCGCCGCGCGCATAGGCGATGAGTCCCGGTTCGAACTGCTCGACCCGGTTGCCATCGGCATCGACCACGGACGGCGCGATGCCCTGCTGGGATTCATCGTCGCCAAAGACGATGGCGGTGACGCAAGCCTCGGTCTTCTTGCGGACCAGTTCGGCCACTTCATAGTCGTCCAAGTCGCGCAAGGTCCGGATCACGGGCGCGCCCCAGGGAACGCCGCGCGCCTGCGTGCGCTGTTTTTCATAGACATGGGCGATCTCGGTCGCGGGAACCGGGCGGCTGTCGAGCCCGCCGCGCAAGGCACCATGCGCATCGCCGGGGTGTTCCGCATGCAGCCAATAGGTGCGGCGCTTGCCGACGGGGTCGAACTCGATGCCCTGCACGATGCGGCCCGCGCCGACGTTGCTGGACTTGGTGGCGTCGAGGAAGTCTGCCTCCAGCACCTGCAATTGCAACGGCACCGGCAGGCCATCCGACGACCGGCGCAACCTGCGACGCACCAGCACCTCGCCCGCCTCGACCATTTCGCGGCAGATCAGCGTCTGCAGGCCGTAGAAATCCAGCTGGCCGTCGGCGTCGCAATCCGCCGTCCATCGTTCGAACAGGGCATCGACCTTGCGGTCCAGCTTGTCATCGCCGCTGGCCGCACGGGGCATGATGCCCGAACCGATGATGTTGTTCACAAGCACCGCCACGGCCTTGGCCGCATGCGGGTTGTTGCGCACCAGATCGCGCATCCGGTCGCGCAAGAGCGCCCCGGCGACACCAATCTCGGTGTCCGCAGAAGATCCCGGCGCGCGCCATCCGTCGGTGCGCCGCCCCTTGGACGCGCCGTCATAGCCGCGCGTCAGGGTTTCGAAGGCCTGCCGCGCCAGCACGCGCCGCGCCGCCATGCGCGGGGCGACCGAGGCGATGGCAAGGTCCATCCAGTTCGCGGGCATCAGCGATCCCCACGGCTGAAGCCCGCCAAACCGGCCACAGGCAGCGGCCGGGTGGTCCCCGCGATGGCACGTTCGATGGTCCGGATGCGGCCCAACAGATCCTCGGCCGAGCCGTAGTCGACGGATTTCCCATCATAGCTGACCCGGGTCGTGCCGCTGGCATAGGCCCGGCGCAAAGCGGCCAATTCGGTTTCCGTCCAATCGGTCATCAGAACCATCCTCCGCGTCGGCCAAGCCAGTCCGACTGCCGTTTTCCCTGGGGTGCGGATTGCGGCCGGTTGACCCGCCCCGCGCCATCCATTTCCGTTGGCGCCGCCCCGAGTTGATCCTCGAGGTCGCGCCATTTCTCGTCGGTCCAGCGATCCGCGCCCGCGATCCAGGCGGCGGCACGGGCATAGACCCGGCAATCCAGCGCCTCGTTGCGCTCACGCAGCTTCTGCCATTCCAGCCGGGCGAAGCCGCGCTTGGTGCGCACCGTCACCAGCTGCTCGGCCACGAACTGCTTCAGCCATTCGTTCTCGACCCAATGCGGCAGATGCACCGAGCCGGGCGGGAACGCGGCCCCATCGGCCATGTCCTCTTCGGTCGGCCGCGCCAGCCGCAGGAAGCGATAAGTCTCAGCCTTGAAGGTCGACACCGCCACGGTCCAGAGCCGCGCGCCGCGCCGCAAGCGTTTGCCACCCTCGGTCGCGTCCACAAACGTTGGGCCAGAGACCGGGCTCGAGCGGTTGAACCCCTCGACGCCCTTGACTGGCGACACCTGTCCAAACCCCTGCGCCCGCGACCAGGAGTAGACCGCCGGGGCCTCATAACCCGTGTCGATGGCCAGCCGCGCAATCCGCAGATGCGCCCCGCGTTCGTGTGGCCAGGACCGGTCCAGCAGCGCCGTCAGCTCCGACCACGCATCGTGACGGTCCGGCCCGCCCTCGATCACGACGTGATCGACCAGCCAGCTTTCGAGGCCCCGACCCCAGGCCCAGACGTCGACCTCGATCCGGTCCTTCTGCACGTCGGCTCCGGCGGTCAGGAACAACCCGCCCGCTGGCACCGTGCCGGATTTCCAGCGTTCACGCCGGTCGTAGAGCCGCTGCCAGTCAGGAGCTTCCCCGGTTTCGACCCATGTCTCGCCAAGGATCGTGTTGCGGAACGCCTTGATCGCCTCGTCCGAGCCTTGGGCCGCTTCCCATGACCGCACGATCCGCTCCCAACTCAGCCAGCCGATTGGCGAATACAGCGCCGAGAGGTGATACCCGACCGTGGTAGGGTCGGCGGCAACGGCCGTCGCCCGCCATTCGCCGCCCTCCAGCATCGCCGTCTTGTGATGCTCGCCGATGGGCTGGTCACAGGCGTCACAGTGAAATTCCGCCGTTTCCGGCTTGCCCTTTTGCCAGCGTAGCCGGTCGAACTTCAGCCACTGCATCGCCCCGCAATGCGGGCACGGCACGAAGAACCGCCGCTGGTCGCTGGCCTCATATTCCCGTTCGATCCGGCTCAGACCCCGGATGGTGGGCGTCGAGACAAGGAACACCTTGCGCCGATGGGCAAAGGTCAAGGATCGGGCCTCGGCCAGTGTGACCGGATCGCCTTCCTCGTCAGCCGAGGCTGGATAGGCATCAACCTCGTCAAGAAAGATGTACCGCGCCGGAGTGGACCGCAGCCCGACGGCCGAATTTGCTCCGGTCATGATCAGGATGCCGCCTGCGAATTCCTTCGACAGCATCGTGTTGCCCGCGTCCCGCGACCGGGCCGGTTTCACCCGCTCCCGAAGGTCTGGGCTTTCGTCGATCAGCGGGTCGATCCGCTGGCGCGAGTTTCGCTTCGCCAGTTCCACCGTCGGCTGGACCGCGAGCATTGGGCCCGGTGCCTGGTGGATGGCAAAGCCAATCCAGTTGTTGCCAGCCTCGGTCGCCCCGACCTGCGCGGCCTTCATGAACACGATGCGTTGCATCACATCACCGGGCGACAGCCGGTCCATGATCTCGCGCATGTAAGGCGTGCGCGCGGTGCGATACCGCCCGGGTTCAGCGGACGCCCGGCCCGACAGCATCCGATGCTTGTCCGCCCATTGCGACACCGTCAGGTCCGGATCGGGCGTCAGCCCCGCGCCCCAGGTGCGCAGGATTTCTGCCGCGCCGTCGAAATCGGTCAGGCCATCATCGTCACCGGAAGTCAGGCCGGACCTCGGCAAGTTCGTCGAGGTGGGCGCGTACATGTTTTTCCAAGGCCTTCTGCATCGCGGCCGGTTCCACGCCCAGTTCCGCCGCCATGAGCGCAGACGAGCGCGCGGGCCAGTTCACCCATGCGTCCCGCACCTCCCGCGCAAGTCGGAACACCAGCGACAGCGCGCGCGCCCGCTCGATCAATTCCCCCTTCAGCTTCTGCAGCCTGATCCTCCGCTCCTGCGCCTTCAGCACCTCGTTGGCGGTTTTCGCCTGAAGGTAGGTCGTGCTCCCGCCAACGGCTGGCACCGCCAGACCCTGTTCGCGCAGCGTGTAACCAACGGCCGCTACCGCAGCCTCGGGCACCGGCTTCAGCTTGGGTTCGGGCGGCTTCCTAGTCTTCGACGGATCGGTGGTTTCCGCCCGGCGCACATCACTGGCCCTAGCATCAATGCTGCCATCGGCGAACAGCACCAGCCGTTCGGCCGTCTTCGCTTTCTGGATCGCGCCCCGCGACAGCCCGACATGCGCGGCGTACTGGCGCTCGCTCATGCCCTGCATTGACGGCTCCGATTATCACTCAAGATCATGCGCTTATCTCGTTGATAAGCATCGCGGACAGAGCGAACGTCCTTTCAGAAGGACGATGCAACTCACCACGGAGCCACCGAAATGACCCGCCGCGCACAAGACAACACGAAAGCCCTCGACGCCTTCATCGCCGCCAAGTTCGAGATCGACACGATGCTGGCCCGCCTCGCAGCCCTCAGCGCCGACCACTTCGAGACCAGCCCGGACGAGATCCACTGGGGTCACGTTGGCACCCTGGACCACTACCGCGCCAAGCTGCGCGAGATCACCGACAGCGCCTTCAAGGAAGGCGAACACGCCGAGTAACAA